ATCAGCAGACTTACACTCAATACCTTTCAACCTGTAAGGTATCTCGTCACGTTCTAATCCACCTGGCTTATACATATCTTTTGTGATATGTCTTGATGTTGTCTTTAGCTTGATAAAATCAAGCTTCCCATTACGATTAAATCTGACGAAGCTTCCTGATAATTGCGCTAAATAAACTAACGCCTCACGATAACTTGTTTTTTCTAGTTTCTTCGCAACTTGATCATTTACTAATTGGATATTAGTATCTGTCGTGATACCTGTCAATCTCACGATTTCTGATAAAATATCCCTTGTATAAGCTGGATAAATAAGCTGACTATCATAAGCACCAGATAATCTAATAAACTCGTCCTGTAGCTTAATTTTGGTCTTTTTATCATTACGGTCTAGCTTGACCTCGGCGACAAAAAACTTACCAAGTGGGACGGATTTACCCGCAATCATTACCGACATTGTTGCAGGCATCATTTCTTGCAGACCTTCAATAATCTCTTTAATTTCAATTTCTAGGCTGTTGATATATCCACCACCAATTGTAAAATCATTACTATTACCGATGGAACTGTCGTAAGTAGCTGATGCAATTTTGGTTTTTGTGTATCTCTTACCATTTAAGTCAAAGTTAGCCTCAAACACGCGCAGATGGTTCTCTATTGCTTTGATATAATCTGATGTTACTTCTAGCATAATTCCTCCTACTGCTCGATAATAGATACAGATAAGCCGTTGTAATAGGTCACACCGTCACTCAGACGCCCCATTACTGTCTCTGTGATAGTTCCGCGATAACCAGTGATAGACTGTCCTAAAATGTTTGCAGTAAAAAATCCGGCTACCAATTTAGACTTGATAAGATTTCTTTCTGCTTCTGTGATAATTCCCCATTTGATGGAGAATGTACGTTTTTCTGCAATGACGTCACCCGTCATCAATCCACTAGCACTACGACCCGTAGAAGATGACCAGATAATCTCATTATTGATGCTGATTTCAACTGGAGAAGCAAGAGCTACTCCACCTACTGATATTTCACTCATGCATACCTCCTAAATCATGAGGGGGGATTCCCCTGTTTTAATTGCAATTTCATTGATTTTATCTACAATCTTCTTGGTGATTTTATCACCATCAATTGTCAAATCAAGAGCACGAACCGCTTGCAACAACTGTGTCAGTAAGGCTAGAACTTCTGGTCCACCGCCATTATTTGACAATTCCGCTGCACGACGTGCCATTTCAAGCATTTTATTTTCCGGGGCAACAATCTCACCGTAATGCTTGTTGTCACCAATCATGGCAATTTGTGGTGTGTTGGCCTTAACAAAGCCACCTTGAGCAAGTCGAGGTAGTCCAATGTAACTAAAACCACCGATGTTTACACCAGGTAATTTATTAATCACGCTAATAGCGCCATTGAGTAAGCTGATACCACTATTGATTGTGCTTTCTACCGTGCCAAGCACCCCGTTAATAACGCTACGTACAGCACCACCAATGGCGCTTCCAACCATGGTTCCAACGTGAGTAAACGTTGAGCGTATTTGCCCCCAAAGCCCGCTAAAGAACCCGATAATGCCCGAAAATGCATTCTTGACATTGTTATATGCTTCGCGGAATTTTGAAGAAAACCACCCTGGTATGCTAGCAAGAGCAGATTGGACATTATTCCACTTCCCTGCAAACCAACTTGCAATAGGATTGAAGATACCTGTCAAACCTGCCCACGCGTTGCGGAATTTGTCTTTGAACCAATCAGGAATAGAAGCAAGATTGCTTTTTAACTCATTGTAGCGTTGAGAAAACCAAGAACCAATACCAGTAAAGATAGCAACAATGGCATCCCAGGCTTGTTTAAACTTATCTTTAAACCATTGAACAACAGGTGCAAAAATGGTCTTAACAGATTCCCACCAACGTGTGAACTCTGCAATCATCGAATCGATGTCAATTCCAAGTGCGGCCAAGAGAGATTTGATAATACCGGAAAATAGATTTTTAATTCCGTTCCAAGCTAAATCCCAATCACCTGTAAAAACACCAGTTACAAAATCAATCAAACCAGATAGAGCTTGAGCAAGACCACTGATAATATCAGAGAGTGCCGCAATAGCATTGATCAACGTTGTACCGACAACTTCTACTAATCCACTAAGAATCTCCATGAATTTTTCGACATCTACATTCGAAACAAAGTCTTCCCAAGCAGCTTTGAAAAAATCAAAAAAACTACCTAAAAGCATAGAGAGATTATCGATAGCTGGTTTTACATGAGCGTCATAAACTTCCGAAAACTTTTCGCCTAATTTTGATAGAACTGGATTGAGGTAAGTATTCCACCCATCCAAAAAGCTTTTCATCAACTGACCAAAACCACTTGTCAAAGAGTCAATAAATGGTTTTGCTTTGTCATCGTACACACGTTTCACCGCATCACCAACATCATCTACCAGTGATTCTAAACTTTCAAAAACAGGAGCGATGCCATCTAATAATCCTGTCCAGGCTTTTACTAACTGTGGAACATTCGGGACTATTGCTTTTTCAATTCCTTTAGCAAAATCTCCTGCTATCTTACTGCCTAATTCGATTACTGTGCTACCAGCACTTAAAAATGCAGATACAATTGCACTGCCAATTCTAACAGCACCAGAAGATGTAATGACATCGTAAAAACCATTTGAGAAAGCTTGAACGATATTACCAGCAACCTCAGCTACATTTCCTATGTTGGTAAATAGAGACACGAGAGCACTCTTAATACGCTCTTTTTGGCGCTCTAAGCCGTTAGCTATGCTTTCGGCTATAAAGACTCCTATCCCGAGAGCGATAGTCCCTATCGAGCCAACAAACTGCCCTAGAGCATAAGCTATCTTATCAAGCATGGTTTGGAATGAAGCCACAACTTTTGGATCTGTAAAAATCTCTTGAAGTACTTCGCCAATTCGTTTCAAAGCATTCTGAAGGCGTTCAACACCATCGAATCTAAATGATGCATTGAATCCATCCTGAAATAATTTGACGAGTTCAAGCAATCGTTTAAACAATCCATCAAATAAACCGTCTAATTGATTCCCACCTTCAGCAATTTTGCCCATGTCGACTTCGGCGCCTTTAGGTGTTCCACCACCTCCGCCGCCTGAACCACCAGGACTGCCTCCGGAATCTCCACCACCATCTCCGCTATCGGATGAGTCAGGTAGTTTATTAATTTGGTCAAATCCCATGAGAGATTTCATTTCTTGGGCAGCTTTCTTAGCTGCTTTACCAGCTCCATCCGCAGCCTTTCCGGCTCCTTTGGCGGCTTTTCCTAAATTGCCAGCTCCTCCTGCTGCACCATCAGAAGCCTCTCCTAAATTACCAACTGCATCAGCTGTTTCTTGGATACCCGAGCCTTTCATAGACTTCTTGCCAGTAAATAGCTCCGTCAATGCTTTAAAAGCATTACCTACTGTCAGCAATTTGCTGAGCAAAAAGTTAATGACTTTGATAACTGGGGTAAAAATGTTAATCAAGCCAGCTCCGACGCTTGCCATAAAGCTTTCGAACTGTAGCTTCATAATTCTAACTTGGTTAGCCCAACTATCAGATGTCCTAGCGAAGTCGCCACTAGCCAATGAAAGCTTGTCTGTTACAAATGCGAACCGCAAAGCAACTTTTTCAGCCTCAGACATTTCTTGTGTCGTCTTTCCAAAACCGTTAGCCATTGCATAGGCATCAAGTGCTGATTGAGTCATGACCACACCTAAATCTTTAAGTGTCTCTGTTTCACCAGTAAAGACTGATTTCAGCTTTGTGTAGGCTTCATCTTGACTAATATTATAAAAAGATGCCACATCGCCCGCTAAACTAGTTAAGGCTGTTGACATCTCATAAGCTTTCTGTTCGTTAAAACCAAAAGCTTTCGTCATCGCACCGAATGTACCGGTGTATCGTTTTGCCATGGTCTCTGATAACCCAGAGGTATACATAGCTTGTTTTGCAAAGTCATCAACTTGCTTGCTCATGCGTGGGAAAGCAACGTCAACAACGTTTTGTACTTCGTTGAGATCTGAACCGAGCTTGATAGCTTGAGCTCCGAAATCAACAAGTTTCTTGATTGCAAATGCTCCTGCAAGCATCTTGGCAGCTTTCGTCGCCATTCCTTGCAAGCCACTCATCTGCCCTTTAAATTGTTTGTCGTTGACGACAAGGTCAAGACCAATCTGGCCAACTGTTTGTGCCAATAGCTATCACCTCCTACTTAGCCATCTCAACAAAGGCTTGTTTTAATTCTTCAAGAACTTGAGTCAAATCTTGTTCTGTTTTCTCTTTGGCAAGTTTCAATCTCCATTCGTTGCGAATACGGTGCTGTCCTTCTGAAAATACCTCTAGCATTTTAGGGTCATCTTCGCTTCGAATTTGGACAATTCGACCAAGCGGTGTTTCTCCGGACAAACCAGCTAAGAGAGCCTTGAACTCTTTCCACTTCATATTCTTAAATTCATTAGAGTATACAGATAAGCCATACTGTGTCCTGAGAGAACTGACGATTAAATCGAAATCCTCAAATAGGTCATAGTATGGCTCACTGTTCTCCCGCTTCTTCTTCTCCCATGACCAATGTCATCGCTGCTTCAATAACTGTAGTTAAATCAGCAAAATTCAAACGCATTTCATCAAGTGTTTTGCGACTATTTTCAGGGAAGATTAGCTCAAACATTTCCATCATTTTTTTTGCAGATGGAGTTCCTTCTTCATCACCGATAGTCTGCATCAGAGTCAGTACAGTTGTTGCATCTGTATTGACTTCAATTTCAGCATCTTTAATTTTCAATTTTGGATTTTCTTCAAAATTGAGTTTTTCTGTGATATCAATTACTTTTGACATTATTCGGTTTCCTTTTCTTCAGATAAAATGTTGATCAGTACTTGACCAGTTCGATTTTCTTTGCTTGCCATAGCTTCGATTCGCTCTTTGGATTTACCGCTTAAATCAACGGTATCTCCAGCCTTGTATTCGATACCTGTATCGATATCAATAAAAGCCATGGTTGCAATTGCGTTGGTTTCTTCAGCTTCAACCATATTTCCTCCTTAAAATAAAAAGAGGGTCGAAACCCTCTAATTTAACCTGCTGGCACCACTTCTGGTTTACCATTTGACATGACATCAAATGACAATGGTGCAACACCAGTTGAATCCCCCGAAATAAAGTCCTTAAGATTGATAACCGCGTCTTTAAATTTGATTTTTGTTCCATCTGGGAAAGTCCATTGAAAGTCCGCTTCAGAATCGCGACCATTTTTAAACGCAAGACCTGCGATGTAGTCGTTACCTGCATCACCTACATTTCGTTTACCAGAAACAGAAATTGTAACTGACTTCGCAGTCATCAAACGACGTGTCCAACCTTTTTGGTCAAATGGTTTCCATTCTTCAACACCATTGTCAAATGATACTGAGAATGATTCCATGTCTGCAATATCAACAAGTGATTCAACTCCTGCAGTTCCTTTATTTACTTGGAACTGGTTTTCATATACGGGGAATACCCCAGTTTTCTGAGCCATTAGTTGCCCTCTCTTTCTCTTTCGTAATATAAATCAAGCTCGATAACACGCTCATACACGTTATTATCATCTGTTCCTACGTCCACAGGCTCGTTCTGTAATAAGGCAATCATCTTAATAGGTGTTCCACCGATAACAACCGATTCAGCCTCAAATAGACGATTGTAGAGGTACTGAGCACGCTTCTCAGTCTCATTCGCATTCTTGTTCCAGTGAATTAAGATGCTGATTGATTTGACTTCATAGCTTGCCAGTGATCTGCCTCCGATAGCTACCCGAGGACCATCGATTGTCTTTCGTTGATAGATGCCTATACTGTTTTCTTGCTTGTTATCGATCTTACCAATGTAGTAGTTGTTAGCTGCATTAAATGTTTTAATCCAGTCACGGACTTCAGCTAATGTAATCATGCTTAAACCCCCGTGATTTGTTTGTAAAGTCGCCCGTAGGCTTGTTTTATTTTGTGTGACTTCTTGCCACCATCAGCCCAATCCTCAAACCACTTTCCTTTTGCATGAGGATTTTCTTTCGTCTGGAATTGATATTCAGGATGAAAGTACAATCGTCTTGCGTAAGGAGTGGAATGTACCAGGCTTACTACACCTTGGGATGAATGTGAGTAGTCTGGAGCCATTGCATCACCTTGCAACACACCTTTATCAAAAGGCACTACCTGCGCCTGCACAACTTCTGTATGCAGGTATTCAGCAGTCTGTTCTAGTGCTATGATTTGAGCCCTTTCCAGTTTGCGGATAGTGCCAAAATCTAGCTTTACTGTAGAATTCACAAACATAGCATCACTCCAATCCGATGTAGGTATAGTTAACAGTCCCATCTGGATTTCTGGCTTTCCGGCTGTCCACAATCCTCCTGACAATACCAAATACAATTGCAGTCCCACCGCTCAATGTAGGCAAATACGGTGCAATATCACCAACGAAATAAGCTGACCCAGTAATTTGGACCAGCTTCTTCTGTTCAGTTAGAACTGTTTTGACACTGTCCTGATAATTGCATTTTAGATTAGCTCTGAACGCCTCTAAAGGTTCGCCGTCTTCGGAAACTCCTTCTTGGTTGACTGTGACTGTGATTTGCGTCTGGCAAAATTGAGGTAAGACAAGTTGTGGAAATTTCATCAAATAACCCTCCTTGTCAATCCTGTTTGCTTCAAAAGTTCATAGGTTTTGCGATAAATAACAATACCTTGTTCTGTAGCAATATTCCAATTTGATCCAAATTGCATTGACACACCATTAATGCTGTAGTTTGAAACTGTAGTAGCTATCAAATCAGCATTAACCTCCTCAAAATCAACAATCTGACAACAAGCCTTTCGGATAACTTCCTGCTGAAATGGCGTCAGATTGTCGAATCCAATGCCACGGATTCGGTTGAACGTAAGTATATCAATCTTGTCAGAAGCTGATTTAAGTTTGCTAGCCAGAACTTCTGAATCAGCAGAAATCACACCAACAAACGTCTTTTTGTAATAATCTGGACTAGCATACATGACTGTTACTCCTTAGCTTCTTTCAGCTTCTTGATTTCAGCATTAGCTTTTTTCAAGTCATCCAAAACTTTTTCGTACTCTTCTTTTGAAACCTTGTCGACAGATTCACCATATTTTAATTCACCATCTTCGTAGACTTCAAAGCCACGACCAACAAAATCATTGATCGCTGACTCATCGATATCATAGACTCGAGCTCCTTTAATTGCTTTTAATACCATATACTACACCATCCTTTCTTACGCTGTCGCGTTGATAAAGATACCAGCTGCTTTATTCTTGATCAAGAATGCATCCATGTAGAAGCGAGATTGGAGCAAATAGTTATCAGCTGTACGTGAGTCATGCCCTGGTGTAAATACTTTGATGTAAGAGTATTTTTCACGAGCAACTTCACAAGATGGGTGGATTAAGATAAAGTTCATTTGTTTCGCTTCATCTGTTGCGACACAACCATTTGTAAAGTTGTATTGTGATTTCATGCGAGCTGATTGCACTTGTTTGATTTTAACATCATCAAGGCTATAGATAGAGCGTTTGACGTCGCCATTTGAACCATTCACTCCTAGCACACGTTGGATGTCTTTAGCCTGTTTGAAGAGCTTGTTGACAGCTGGAGTGACGTACAAAATGCGACCCTCAGACGGAACACCTGCTTCGTCCATTTTTTCCATGGCGTCATCAAATTTTTGCAAGATATTTTCTGCAGTCAATGTTGTAGTGTCGATAGTGGCACCATTAGCAGCATACTTACCTGCTTCAGTGTAGAGTTTTGAGAACACGTAGCAATCTTTTTCAGGAATACCTTGTTCAGTTTCCAGAGTGTTTTGTACATTGGCAATAGAAACGACAAGATTTGTTTCATCAACATCCATAGGATCGATTGCAAATTCGATGTCGCGGTCATGTTCTAGTTTTTTTGGTTCCCATTCGTTTGAGATTGTTCCAGAATTAAAACCAATAGTTTGACGATTGTGGTCTTTGTAACCAGATACTGTGATGTTTGGTAGCTTGATTGTTTGGGCGTTGATAAATTTCACTTGCGGATTCGAGTTAAACAAATCTACAGACGCAAGTTCTTTTGCATATTTCTGATGCAAAGCTTGTTCGAATTGTTCTGCGTAGTTATAAACTGTCATAATTTAATTCTCCTTTTTCTTAAAGACCAAATGCTGCAGCAATGGCATCAGTTTGGTTAGTTTGTTGTGTTTTACCGGTAGATCCGATTTGTTGAAACCCAGTTGATTCTTCTTTGTTTGGCTTCAGTGCAGGAACGTCTTCCAAAACTTTTGCGACAATAGCTTTGAAATCTTCTGGTTTCGATTCAAGTGTGAGAGTTGATGTATCAGCCAATTTCATCACATAAGGTATTACACCAACAGGCAATCCTTCCTCGATTGCTGCCAATTGTAGATTTCGCTCTAAATTAGCTTGCAATGCACTTGCTTGTGCCTGCGTTAACTGTTGCTGTAGTGATGTGACGTCTGGTGTTGCATCAGCTTTCTGCGACTTAAAAGCAGTAATAGCTTGAGCCATTTCTTCACCACTCAATCCTTGCTGCTTAAAGTAATTTTTTAGCACGGTGTCTTCAGCAACCTTTTGCTTGCCTTCGACAATGCTAGCGATTTTGTCATAGTCAATCTCAGGAGTGCTAGCTGGTTGAGTTTGGCTTGACGTGTCTTGTCCACCTGCAGATCCGGTTCCTGTATCTGCATTATGGAAAAATAGTTTGCGTTTGAACATAGCGTTCTCCTTTCAGTTTTAAGGGTGTCTCCCTATTTCAGTTATTGTCACTGGTGTCTCCACGTAGTTTTTAGTCTTCGGACAAAAATTAGAGTATAAGAAAAACCGCGTCGAATTCGAGGCGGTTTATAGCAATTTACAATGATTTATAGCAGTCTATTCCTGCAAGTCAAGATATTGGATCACCTCCTAGATACTAGTTAAAATATTCAGATACTCTACTTCTTCGTAAGTTTCTGCAAAAATATCTGGTTTGCATGGGTAAAATTCACCTTGAACTCCTTTGATAATATAATCCCCTTTTTTGGCTATCATATCACCTTCAAGTGTAGCAATCCATATATTCCCCAGTGCATCAAACCAAATCTTATTTTCTGCAAAGTCAATTACTTCTTTATAGTTATCCCCGTTCCAAAGCACTGCCTCAACCACAGCCGGTTTCTTTCTGTATTTCATTTTTTCAATCCTTTCTGAGTACAAAAAAAGCACCTTATAGGCGCTCTGTGATATTAACAATCGTAAAATACATACTTCTCACGTTGCAGTCTACGTCTTTTCTCATCTGAATCATAGCCGTACTCATCTGCAAAATAATCGTATTGATCTTTGATACATTTGTCTAATTTTGCTTCAAAGATATCACTCTCTTCTTGTGGTCCATAGATAGCCGCTACAGGAAAAATCGGGGCTACTAAACGATATCCAAAGATGTCGCTGAATGTATCTGCTTTTTCTGCTACACGTAGATAGCTTTCGATAATCCGCATGACTACCTCTCCTTTAGTTTATTTATAACATAATTATAACTCTCAGGAAAGGTTTTTTCAAGTATTTCTCTGCGTTCATCATCAAATTGCGCCTCAAACACATGCGCAAAAAACTCGCTCTCGATATTTCCTTTTTTCTCCCAGTAAACGATCGAGTGCGAATACTTACCTTGTATTCTACCTTCACTCAACGCTCCTAATATATCAGATGCCGAAGAGGCTTTATCGTTGATATGGATTGCTTCGAAAATAGTCTCATCAGATAAATTGATAAAGTCTTTACGCAGAAGTTGCAGTATTTTTTTATCCTTTGTGAATTCCCAACCCAGCTTCTCATCTATTTGGTGACCAAATTCATGGAAATAACCAGTACCAGGTCCGCGAGGGTCGTCTACGTCCTTATACATGTTCAAGAATAGTTTTCCAGATTCATATCTTACAACTCCTGTTTCTGCAATAGTTGCAATCGCCGACTGGTCGGCTAGTCTTGCAAACAAGTCTTGCCCAAGCTCTGTACCTCCCTTGAATTTTTTTCGAGTCACCTCTATATACATGTGTCGTGTCTCTGCAGCAATCTTCTTCGAAGCTACGCCACTAGTATCTCTAGGCAATCTCTGACGATTGATGAATTTCTTGTAATCACTATCACTTTCGAGAGAAAGCTCTTGGTATAATTTGTATCCTTTTTCCGCTTCAAAGTATTTCAGATTTTCTTCTGCATTAGACTTAAATTTAGACCATTCTTCCGCCCTTAATGTGTACTTCTGAATATTGTCTTTATCAAGACTGAACTGTGACAATCTGCTAAAACGTTTCTCCTGTCGCTTAGCATGCTGAACTTTGTTGTCCAGTAACTGTCTTTCCTTGATGTCGTCCAATTCCTGATTTGTAAATATTTTCTCTGGCTCGCTACTGATCCCAGGGAAATAAGTTGTATGCTTATCTTTGCAGTTAGGGTGATACAAACCAGCTGCCATTGCAGAACTTAACAATGGATATGGACCATCATCCGCACTGCCTCCTGACCAGACATCATCAATCAATACTTTACCTTCAAAAGGCATGCACAGAGGACATGCATTCGATCGCTTGTTTAAGATAACAGTGTGAACCCCCCACTCCTGGCGCTTGACTCCCTCACCCATTAGGTAGGCTCTTTTGGTTGCTGTCCGAATGGCCATATCAGCATACGATACGATATTAACCATGGCCCCGTTACTGTATTGGATGCATGTGATTCCCCGACTTAGAAAATCTTTGGTGGCCATATCCACTGATTGCTCATATGTCTTAGCTCCCGTGTTAGCTGCTACCTGAGCATCAAATATTGTGCGCCTGTACTGGTCGTCTGTATACCGCAATACAGCATGCTCTGCCGTCTTCATATCATGCTCTACCGAGTTAAGTAACGCATTCAACTTTCGTTCATTGATAGCAAAAAATGAAGCCCCTAGGTTATCTTTTCCACTGTTAAATTCAAAACCGTTCTTGATAGCTTCCAGGATAGACATTTCCTCATCATCCATGCCTTGCCTATAGGCTTCTTGGATAGCTGTGGAGATCTTGCTATTGATATTGGCAAACTCTCTGCCATATTTTTTGGCATTAGCTCGCTTAAATCGTTCAAGCTCCTTCAATTGAGCGACCTGCCATTGTTCCCATTCAAAACCTTCAGCAGTTTCCTCTGCCTTATGCCTTCCTAGATTTCTAATCATGGAATCAAGCAGATCGTTTTCAATTCGCTCAAATGCTTTAGATACATCATAAGCCATTGCAGTACACCTTAAAACCTTGCGCTTTAAAACTTCTCAATTGTCGTTTCAAAGCTGTTTTACTAGGCATTTTGAGGTTGAGCATATCCAACTTGTTGTTCTTCTCAACAGCATAGATACCAAACTCTACATTATCACTCGCTATCTGTAGAAGTCCCTGCGCTTCCTTCTGACTCATGTGATAGATCCTCTGTCCTATCGTCACCGTCTTCAGCATCTTCAGCCTCCTTCTCTATCTCAAAATCGTTAGTAGCTTCATTCAATGATGGCACGTCGACTTCTGTCACACCTTGCTCCGCTTTGATTCTTGCCACTTCCTGGTCTTTCCAGTTCTGGTCTTTTGAGTCACCGTACAATTCCTCAACGCTCGCTTCAATCGACATGATACCACCTGTCTTAGCTTTGGATACCGTCTCAACCTGCGATTCAAAACTAGGATTAGCATACTCACCAAACGGCACGTCGACCTTGACTTTCTGTAGTGAGTTTTTCTTAAGCACGCTATCAGCATTCAAAACCATACTGATTAACTTTGGCAGGTAATCTTGCAGAGCTGTCACAATAGCATTGCGAGTATAAAGAGTTGCCTTTTCTTTCTCACGTTGTGCCTCGGCATTATCTAGCTTCTTGACATCAATACCGAGTGTTGACGGGCTAATAATACCTTGTAAAGCTAAATCAAGTGCAGTCACATATGTACTCAAATAACTTTCATGAGGAATATTAGCTTGTTGCAATGTGATTGTGTTCTTTGCATCCTCGCCCATTGCTGTCTCAACCTTAATAAAGCGATGGTCAAAAGGATTGCCCTTACTAATTTCGCCTGTGTAGGGATCTCTAGGAAGTAAGTTCTCAGGAATATACTCTCGTGATCGTCCAGAACGAAGAGCATCCATCCACTGACTCCAAGACTCATCCAAGCTATCAAAAGCATCTGTCTTACGATCATAGATAGATTGACCACGGCCTTTTACTTTAGGTGACGTGTAAATCTTAAACGGCAAGCACAAGATAACGGATTTATCGAACTCCACATCGACAAGGTTAGCAGTGTACTCTGTCGCGCTTATATCTAGCTCAGTTTCGCCCCTGTAGAGCTTATAAGTTAATGAACCATATCCGTAGATTTCCTCGAGCAAATAGCTCCGTCTGTGTTCTGTGAAGTGCGTGCGGAAAACAACTTCTTTCAATCTTCCACGGTTGTAGATGATTTCAATTCTATCTCCACCAACCCATTCAACAATAGGCAATGCTGTAAGTTCCGGATCAAATGAAATACGAAAAGCACCATCACCCATCACAAGACTGTCTTTAATCGCCTCCTGCAGTTGATCGTGGAAGTTGCTATCTTCAGCAATCTCTTCCCACAATTTTCCTTGTGTTTCCTCGGAAAAGTCTAAATCATTCATATCGTGCAGCGTGATATCTACCAACCTGTCAACGATGAGACCAGGTATTCCTGTATGAATCTTTCTAATTTCTTGCCCAGGAGTACTTGTCGCTCCCCAAAAGTTGATGTTGCTATGTGGTAATTGCTTGTAGAGCTGGTCCAGTTCGTATGAGTCACCGCGATACCAAATTTGGTTCTTTGCTGCATTATCTTCAAACGTCATTGCCTCTGTAATTGTGATGACATTTGGCTGTGCCTGTTCCAGTTTGAGAAAGCTTCTCATACCCTTTCTGATCATGTCCATTATTCCCACTTTAGTTTTCCTTTCTTCCGATTATTTTTCTGTATGGCAACCATGCATACTGATTCGCATTGATTGTATGATCGTTTGCATCTTCCGGCTCATCTTTTCCTTCTTTCCATGAGTAAGTGTTCAGCTCTTTGATATGATTCGTACAATGACTTAACACATAGTAGCAACCTTGAGCTAACCAACCAATTTGGAAGTTGATCCGGTCAATAATCTTGGTTTTCTTATAAGCATTGTTAAAGATATACAGACAGCCGTATTGTCGCTTGTATTTGTTTAATTCTGTAATTGTTGCTTGGTCCGCACTATCAACAAAGACATCACGCGCCAATCCCCATTCACTACGATTGCGTTCTAGGAAATTGATAAACTTGACCACAGTATCAGATGGAGCAATCGGCACATCAAGCTCAGCGTTGTTATAGACTTCCTCATCCAGCGTATATAACTTCCCGTCATCTGATATCCCTTGGAAAATCATTGCAATTGTATCCGGACTACTTGCTGAGTAAGCTGTATCTAGTCCAGCTGTGAACCGTTGGAACGTGACCGTATTCTTTACAAAAGACTTACTCAATACGTGTTTTTTGCTATCAAAATTAACGAAGACAATTCCTGTTGCTCGTCCACGTAGGCCAAGGATTTTATTTTTGTAGAGCTTAGTCCCAACTGGTGCCGCATCCTTTTTCTTCTGGATGGCTTCTGGTGTCAGTGACAGGTTGTCATTAAACGTAAAAAACCAGTAACGCCATTTAGGGTTAGCTGGTTCTGATAGGTCTCGCATAATTTCTTCCGGCACATCGCCTGCGTATTTTTTGTACGGTCTTGCCTTGTTGATGAACTCTTTGTAGACTGGTAAATCAGGATTATCCGGATTGAGCGTTGCCATCAAATAATCATTACGTGTGGACAACTCACGAACAAACTCAATGTCAGCCGTGTTGACCTCATCAATATAGACACATCCATACTGTCCACCAAGAACCAGCTTCCATTTTTCCTTGTTGTCATACCCCAATACATAAATGATTTTACCCTCAAACTTGATGTGAGGAATCTTCGAATCTTTGTCACCATTACCACAGTAGACGGCTGTTTTATGGATGTCTAAAATTCCGTTATCCTGATTAATGATATTCTTTTCAGCTACACCAACTGTCTTTGCTGCAATGATGTGGAACTTCTTCGTGCTCCTGCTGACTGCTCGCATAAACTTGACACCAACACCAACCGTTGTTTTTCCAGCTGCCGTTGTACCTTCCAAAAAGTCCGCATCAACATTATTAAAGCTATTGCAAAAATCAATGTACTTTTGAGATAAAGGGAAGCTATTCGTCAAGTCCATCACCGCCTAGCTGACTAACGATATCGTCAAACTTCTTAGTCTCGGTAACTATAGCATTGATGTCTACTTTATCAGTCCACATTTGATGTCGTTTCCCTAGTAACTCCAAAGCTTTGTTCCTATCGCTGTTCTTTGTTGGATATTCGACAAGTTGAGGGATTTCGTTGTATACTTTTACAGACTTACCAGTCACAGGATCAGTCATCAACTCAGCTACTTTTATCGTGACCACAATTGTCTCTTTTGCCTGACCTGATGCAATCTCTGACAACATCACAAGAATTTGTTTTTGAGTCAGGATTTTTTCGTCCTGAATTTCATCCATTCTTTTTTTGATATATTCAGAAATGTCAACTTTTGTCAACAATCTTTGTCCTTGACTTCTAGCAGTCTTTTCACTATACCCTGCCTTAATAGCTGCATCTGTTGCATTCCCGCTGATGATGTACTCATCTGCGAATCGTCTTTGTCTTTCATTCAATTTTCCATCACCACCTTTTTAATAATTAAAAAAGCCACTCGATGAGTGACTTAATGCAAGGCGACTACTACCTTTTGTGTTAATTAAAAATCAATTTGAAAGTTTTCCTTTTTTTTATTTTTTGTAGTCATTTAAAACCTCTAAGGGAATCAAACCCTCTAGCTTATAACTTACCTAGGATATAAGTAGCTATGCAATCATGCAAGGTCCAGTCGCTCCGCAACCATTTGTAAGTTAATGAGTGATATGTGAATGCTAAGCCTGTTGCCTACCCTGTTCTAGGACACAAAACACTCAAAGGAGAGTGTGGGATTTGAACCCACGAACCGCACATAGGCGACCACCCGTCTAGCAAACGGGCGCATTCAACCTGACTCTGCCAACTCTCCATGTTAAGGGAAGACTTACTGCCTTACCCTTAATTCTTGATGATACTATAATAGCACGATTGTTAGACCAGTGCGCTTCAACCTAGTTCACATTAGTTCGCTTTTATCAACTACAACACCCAATTCACGGATTGCATCTTTCTTCTTTTTGTAGAAAGTAGTCTTGCTGCATTGTAAAAATTCAATCATATCATACACGCTTGCTTTCTGAATATACACCATCCTTAAAATTGTTCGACTTGCAGGCTTAGGTATTTTATCAATCAATTTACTGAGCTCAATTCTTCGCTGGATAGCTTCAGCAGTTGCTTGCTTCATGTACTCTTTCAAGGAATCTTGCATGCTAAAAATATCGATGTAACGTTCATCTAATCGAACCTTCTGACCACCTTGAACCTTATCCATGCTCATTTTAGGGCTAGAAAGTAAACTAGCTTCAAGATTAGCAAGCTCGTCTATTCGATTCTGTATCTCTTCATCCAAATTCTGTAGTTCATCAAGTAACTCTTTAGCCTTGTTCACTCTCTATCTCCTTTTTGTGATATAATAATCTTATTGAGAATTTAGCTGAGGCAGAGAGTGTCTTGGCTTTTTTGTTTTACAAAAGGCTCACTACAATCCACATCAAAGCCCAAAGGACAAGATACCAGTAAATAACTTTCCCCAGAACCTCCAACCAAGATTTTTCTGTATCACCTTTCGGATTTCCAGTAATAGCAGTAATGAGCAAATCAATTCCGACAGCCTGCCAGAATGTTATTCTTTGAATTTCAAATGTTGCTGCAATGATGTTATTCCAACCGTACTGAATGACTACTCCTGCTAACCACAGACTGATAAGTAAGGTTAATATCACACCTAAGCAACCGCCTAACACTTGTGGTAAAGAGTCTTTATTTTCGTTTTTCATCTTTTTCCTCCAAAAGCTCTGGGTTTTCGTAGATGTTGCCGATGATTTCAATATTTTCAGACATGTATTTTGAAACTTCTTCAAAATCTTCTAAACTTGCAGTGTCACCGAAAAATCCTTCAACGCCGTTATCATCGATTGTATAAAATCCTAACGTCTGGTGATGACGAATATCTCTTGACGTGTGCCCGTCCGATATGATATCCCCCTCAAAAATCTCCTTGCCATTTTTATCCAAAAGCCCTGTTGATTGCATAAGGTATTCTTCATCAATCGACCATCCTTTTAAATTGTTACAGGTAAGCTTTTTGCTATCGTTCGCATAGACATTGCCATTCCAGATAATCAATTCATCATTGGCAAACATCTTTTTTCCATGCTTGTCCCACGCTCTAAATTTAGTTTTCATAATCTCACCTCGTCTCCAATCCTCAATAATTTGTAGCTTGTTTGCGTGACTACGAAAATGCCATAATTTTTAATAGTGATTGTGTACAGGTCGCCAATCTGCTCCTTGTGGACGACTCTGCCTTTGATTTCTGCGCCTTGATTATCAGCTTTATAGACGATAATCGGGCGCTTTTCTTCTAGTTTTTTTATGTGGATACTCTGCCAGATATTCAATCCAGCGGACAATAATATCCAGATTGCGATAAATCGTTTCATTTTACCTCTTTATATAATTTCTCGAACAAATCAAGATTTAGATAACCTGCCTCAACCATTTTTTGAACTGTTTTTTCAACGTTAATCAAGTGCGTGATACCATCAACAATGACTTGTTGTTTCATCTCCATAATTTTTAGACTTTCTTCTCGTTCTCTTTGTTTCATTTCCGCAATCATTTCACGTTCACACTCCATACAAAAGTGCCCACTTGATTGACAAGGACAATCTTCCATCACTCCACCTCATTTCTCAATTCAAAATCAATCCCATACATAAGCAGACAGCTTTGAAAATCAACAAATTCTTCAACCGCTTCAGCTTCTTGAAAGTCGTAATTCTCGACTGAAACCAAGAAATCATCAATATCATTTCTTTGGACACTTCCGTATTCTGTCTTTGTATGTTCCATAGCTGTTTCATAGCCATCTACATCAATTGTGTAGCGTATTCTGCCACTCGAAAAATCATATTTATAATTTTTGATAATCATTATTTCACCTCCTCAATTTCGTAAAAATCAACTTTTGCAAAGTTTTTCGGATTGATAGTGATAAATCTTTCTTCTGGTTCAATCTGATGTAATTGAAGATATTTTATATTACCTCGCTCAAGCCATTCCAACATATTTAGAATATGTCCATAATCTTCTTTTACCTTGATAACTTCATCAGAGTATGGATTTTGCAATCTAATATCTGTCATTTATTCCATCTCCTCCATTTTTACCTTATATAACCGATTCCCTCGATACTTGCTCTCGAGCTGAGCCTTGCATTTAGCAGCATCACCCACTTTCTTAAAGAAGTGAGTTTCGTCTACCATGTTGTCAAAATACAATGTTACTGTGTATGACATTTTTACCTCTTTTTTCTAAACTGCTACCGTGCTACCGATAAATTCTAAAAAGTAAAAAGTTTTTTTTCAAGAATCCCTATTTTATAGGCTTTCTTTATTATTACTATTATTTTATATACTTTTTTTAAAAATATAGGTAGAAGAGTAGCATTATATATAAATATTAAATAAAAGCCAGTAATATCAAGGGGTTAGACTGCTACCGATGTGCTACCGATGTCTCATTTTATCGGTAGAATGCTACCGATCTACCCCCTCAACTGCTACCGATGACTACCGATAATTTTTAAATTGCTACCGATTAGTTTTTTTCCGAATTCTTCACTCTTACGAACCCTTTTGTACTTTTACCTCCTGCCCGGAAAACACTTTTTTTCCAATCAGGATGATTATCCATGATCATGTTAATCTTCGTTGACAGCTTCCTGTCATTCGAATTTCTCATAAATAAGTTGTACATCATTTCACGAGTTGAGACCTTATCTAGTTTTTTGCTTCCAGGATCAAAATCGCTACTATTATCGAAATATTTACTTGTGTATTGATGTTGTTGCTGAATAGACCAGTTTTGCCAATTTTCAGGGACGGGCATATCAAGATATTCAAGCACTTGTAATTCAACTTCATCACGATACATGAACTGTTCACGGTAGATATTCAATTCATCCTCTGTATTTTCATCAAACATCAAATCAGCACCAGCACGATAGATTGTAACGGCTTCGCCCCAAATTTGTTCGATTGTATCAGGTTCGATTTCCATTGGATGTTTCTTTTGCTGCTTGCTATCTGCCATAATCGGGAGAAATCGACGTTCACCGGTTTTGTCCTTCAGGTATTCTGTTTGGTTAGTAGTTCTGGCTAAAATGAAGTTTTTGGCAAACTCTTCTGTGCGTTTCATGTAGGGCTTACGATACCGTAAGCTAGTTTTTGATATAAAGGCTTTCGTTTCAGCAAAGCTCATACGATTACTGGCCACCATTTCGTCATCATTGACGATTAGACTTTTTAACATGATGTCGTAATTATCTTTATTAGAGAAATCTGTTACGGCATCCGTATACCATTCGCCACCCAATTTTTGAAGGAGTGACGTTTTCCCAACTCCTTGTCCACCGACCAGGTCCAGAACATAGTCAAACTTAATGTATGGATCATAAACTTTAGCAACTGCACCAATTAGCCACATTTGAGCAATTTTAGAAATTAAAGGGATATCTTCAGCACCGAGATATACTTGAAGCATGCGGTCAATCCGATTTCTGCCATCCCACTTTTCAGCTGCTCTCTCCATATACTCAATAACTGGATTGTATGATCTTTCTGAAAAGAAAGTCTCCATGCCATCCAGCATCGCTTGATTCGAGAAAGCAACACCTAATACACTTTCAAAGTAAACTTTTACAACTGAATCAAAATTGGAAGGGAGTTCTCCTTTTTTGAAAAGAGTATTACCAATTTTGATGTCTTTAAGGAGTTCATGTTCCTGAGAGAAATCATTGTGTTTTAAATAAATACTTAGTTGATCATCAGCTTTAAACGCCACAAGTACATTCATCGGGCTATTTGCTTTGATGTCACCTTTTGCATTTGTAATCATTTTATCTTGTGAATTTATACTTACTACATCACCGATTACTCTCACCTCCTATCTTTTTTAATCATACTTTCAACAGTACGCATCACTTCCTTTTCAGTTAAAGGGTTTGGGCTATTTGCATTTGCCAATCTTGCAAGTTGAACAACTACACCATCGTCGACAGCCCGATATAAGAGACCACCTACAAACTTGGCTAATTTGTCATTTCGTCCACCCTCATCACCAAAACCAAGGGCAATTGTTTCAAAGAGATCTGTTGTTTGGGTTCGGTCTCTAGTATGCGAACGTCTAGCTAAGTCCCTAAGACCGTCCTTACCATCATACTTATAGCCGTGAGTTTCGCCATACTGTTTTTTAATAGCATGTATTAATTCTTTGGAAGGAGTAACCATCGTACCACCTTCCTTGGATTTTTCCAGATCCCACTCATACTGTCCTTTTTCTGTTGCTGATGGAGCAACCAAAACATAATTGTTTTCATGGGCCTTGATGTCCACACCAGGTAAAAAACCAATCATCTGCGTTATGGGGGTGTCATCCCTTTTGAAGTAGAAAAGGTGTTTTCCGCCGCTGGCCGTTTTGGCTTGCAATGTTGGTTCAATCAATCCCAGATATTTCCATTTTTTCAAGGACTCAAAACCATTTGACTTACCGTGCTTGTCAATATCAATAACAAAGAAGTTAGTTGTTTTTAAAGCGATGTTGGCATTAGGAAAGCCATCCCAAAAACTTTCAATTTCCCTTGCAGTCATGGCAGGTTTATCAGCAAAATCAATCAAAGGCATCTTGTTTTTAGGATTGATTGGAATGACTGAGAACCCTAACTTTTGGTACTGTAATGCGTATTCTTTCATCGACGGCATGGTTTTTTCTCCTCTTTGTAAATATAAACAAGTTCCTGGGCCGTATAGTTTGACTGATATTCGGCTTCAGTCATATCCAAGTATGTTAGCATAGCTGTATAAGCCTCTTCTACTGTCGTGAAAGGACCAAATTCCTCATCAGTTTCATCAATGACCCAGAACTTGTTATTTCTTAAAAAGGGAGGTCATCGTCATCAATATCAGCTTCAGTCAGCGGTTGCGCTTCTTCTTCAAGGTCATAGTTTCGGAACTCACGGCCATCTTTCCCCTTAGTCACAGAGATAACAAGGTTGTAGTAAGAGCCAACTGCCTTACGTTGTAGAGCCTCTTCCAAGGCTTTACCGTCTTCTTCATTTCCTTGCATACTGTCGCCAGCAAGGACCAAGGCTTTGATAAAGAATTTCATGGTGCGTTCAACTGCCCAGTTAAGATTCTTACCGTTCCATTCAGTCAGTGTGCCAAATGTTGCAAATTCAGAGCGTCCACTGTAATCACCGCCACGGATTTCAAATTGATAACCAAGGCTTTCCCAGCCTTTGTCCGATACGTTGAAGGTTGCTTTCTTCAGGACTACTGGATAAGTACCAGCTGGGATTGGTGCAGGACCGTTGGCGCTGTCTTTGCGTGGGTCAAAGCCCTCTTTTTTGATTGATTTTGCGATATCTAGTAAGCTCATGTGTATTCTCCTTTATTTCTTAAAATAGTTCATCATCAGAGGCAACTTCTTTCTTAGGCGCCTCTTTTGGCTTTTCGGTTTTCGCTGGTTTAGTTGTCTTAGCTGCTTCTTTCTTTTGCGCTGGCTTGCCCTTTGCAGGCTCAACAGCCCCACGGATAGTTGCCAAGATTTTCAAGATGGCCTTGTCATCAACCTGGTCCGCATAGTAGGTCTTACGCTTGCGGTCAACCTCACGATTGTAGTTATTTCCGATTTTCTCAGTGTGGATCATCAAATCAGAATTTCCGTTGATAAGATTGACATACTTATCTTTCAAGCTTGGTTTGTCTTTGGTAGCATTGCCGTTGTCATCATATTCAGATACCTGACGGCTGATGTAAATAACATTCATTGGTAAGGCTTTGAGGTCAATGACTAATTCTGTGATAGCTTGATTGAAAAAGTCGTAACCTTTACCGTATGGAATTTCTGACAAAGATTTCAAACGTGGTTTACCTGGTGGAGTCAATTCATCACAGACAGCGATCTTAATCATTTCAATGACATCATCAATAACGTCAATGACCACTGTTTCATAAGAATGTTTTTGCGTCTGGAGAGCAAGCAAGATTTCTCCAAGCTGCTTAATTACTGAATTGGTAATTCGTCCCTTGTCATCTTTTTCATTGATCAGCTGAATGCTTGGAACAGTGTTAGCTTCTGCATTCCCGTCTGTGTTCAAAACGATTGGATTTGGGAATTCATTTGCAAGATAAGACTTTCCGCTCATGGTTTCACCGTAGATGAAAAAATTTCGTGGGGTATCTTTAGGAACTTGTGGTTTATTTGCTGGAAGTGTAAATGCCATAATTATAATCCTCCCAAAATATCTTCGATTAAATCTTCAATGGATGGAAGATTATGCTTGATAGGTTCAACTTCTGATCCGTTCGGATAGCTCATCTTGTATTCAATTTCTAAGGCGACAATCTCACAGTCAAAAGCTGTAGCGAGAGCCTTGTAAGTCTTTTTGCTTCCCTCATATTTTTCACGGGGGATTTTTAAACAGTGAGTGATGCAGCAATATTCTGCTTGAAAGGCTAGACTCCCACGATCTTTGTAAGATTCAAGAAATTTTCCAGTTTTACGGCTACGAAATACAATCATTTCAGTTTTTTTGTTCATTTTGTTTTCCTCTTTTTTTACTTTCTTTATAATAAAATTCGATAATATTCACATCATGCTGCTGCCGTGAACCAGTCACGCGCCACAACAATTGACGATAGTCGTCATATTCACCAGAAGACTTATCCACCGGATCCAGCACGACAACCGTTTGATATTTATGCTGCAGACCATCAACCCCCACTCCAAGAACTTGACTGGTAGCAACCACGATTTTCTTATCAAGTCCTTCTTGGATATCGCCCGTCCAGATTCCAATTTCAGGGTGGCGCTCGCGAATGACGTTGACAATCTGCTTAGACTTGCTGACAATCAGCATGTCATGAGGTGCTCTCTCAATCAAACCGTCTAGCTTTAGCATGAGAGGGGTATCAGCGTTAACTGGTTTCAACTTTGGAAAATCAACGGTTACACCAGTTTGATTTAGGTACTGTTCAAAGGTCTTGCGACCAAAGGATTGTTTGGCCATAGCCGTCTTGTCTCCAACAGTGACCAGGTTAAGCTGCCTAAACTCAGCTAATTTCTCAGGGTTTCCAGCTTTAACTGTGACTGGATAGAACTTGGTTTCAAAACCGTTATTTTCAGTGGCATTCTCAATCTTTTCAATGTCTTCCCAGCGGAAGAAGTTCGGCAAGTTTGAGATATAACTTTCATAATTCCTGAAATCTTCCCACTTCTCTTTTGAGTAGCTGAATGGATCATAGACCATTTTCCCATGAGTCTTTTGCCAGTCAAATTTATTATTTGGGGTTGCCCAACCAAATACCGTTTTTTCAAGCGGATAGAAATTTTGTCCTTTTTTCCGGATTGGTGTCGCTGAAAGACCTATCGTGTATTTTCGCTTTATTTTGCGATATAAGGCCACTTGTTTGTCAGACGACATGTTCTGCCATTCGTCTACTATCAGCACATCACAATCTAATTTATGCCCCTTTTTGACTTGATTTTGAAGATATCTATCCGTTTGAATGATAATCTCAACATCTTTATCAAAATTCATAAACTTGACTGCATCAATCCAACCATTCAAGATTGCTAATCTGTTGTTTGTGATGATGATTTTCTTAGCCTTTTTATGTTTTGAGATAGCTAGAGCGCATATAGTTTTACCCCGACCCCCTAAAGCTTCAAGAAAAATTCCATTTGATAAGTGGTCACTTCTTTTTACTGCTTCAGCTTGCCACTTTCTTAACGTTATTGTTATACTCACTCACCACCTTTCCAATATCTTGAATTACTTCTTCAATATCATTTCTCATTGCCCAAAATAATCCAAGTCTTGCTGCCGCTCTGACATCCTGGTGATGACTTTTATCAAATTTCCAAAGGCCTAAAATTTTCAAAAGATCGTCTGGAATATCCGACTTATAACCTGCATTGTTTTGCAAGATTGCTTCCTGATAACAAAGCTGGATATAAGCAATGGTGTCAAGTACACTATTATCTTTTGACTTGTCGGTATCCCTTACTTTGTATTCCTCGATAATAACGACATCGCACTCAAGACTTTTTCCGATTTCGTAAAACCACTTAGCAAATCCCTTCATGCCATAAGACACTACCCAATAATCAACCAGTTTCGCATTATCCAAGAGTACTATCCCTGTTGTACTGGTTTCAATTTTGTTGCTTGATGGATCAATTGCTAAAATTTTCATCAAACACCAACTTTCTCAGTCAGCACTCCTGGATAAAGGGCAGTGTTAAACCAATTTTGTTTGTTAACTTTTGCAAAAGCAAATAGCGCCTTAATTTCTTTTGCTTGTTTTTCGAATCTTCGAATATCTTCCTCGGATTCAAAAATAGGTTTTTCCTTGTATTTAGCGACTGTGACCAGTTTGTACTCCGGAGTAAATACCGGTTTTTCATTTCCTTGATCAAGATTTGTTTCATCTACTTTCACAAAACGAATCGCAACATCGAATAGAAATCCTTCTGTAACAAGTACTTCAATTGATTCTGGTCCAATCACAACTGCTAGCGAATCCGTTACTCGTGTTTTGTTCATCAATTCCATTACTTAATCACCAACTTTTCTGTCCGGACAAGTTCCGCGCCTTTAATTTTTTTGCCAACCTTCAGCAACTCTTTAAGTGTTTTTTTGTCCGGCGCAAGCGTCACTTTTTTTGTAAAATATTTTTTCGGGAGGTCATCTTCGTTGACCTTGACTGATTCTGGATTCTTAGCAATTTTTATAATCAGAGCACCACTCTTGACCTCGGTTTGACCTGTGACATTCATAGCTGTCATAATGTTATCCTTCACATAATCCAGCTTTTTCTGTGCCGCCTGTTTCTTGGCTTTAAAGCTATCTTCCTCAGCCTTGTACATGGCCACGTCGGCTTCTAGATTCTTGATAACATGGGCATATCCTTCTGCTTTCTGTTCAAATTGTTCTTGCCAATCGATGGCCTCAAGCGTGTCTGCTTTTGTTTCGTCATCGATGTCCAGTTGATAAATTGTCAGGAACTGCCCAGTTAGTTCGTATAAACTAGCCATTTTTTTCTACCTCTCTAATTTTGTTTGTAAGTTTTGTTAGTCCAATACCAGATTTAGTCAAATCAGCGTTGGACGTGAATAGATGATTTTGATTCATTCTAGCAATTTCGTTTTTAGATAAACATGCCAGGTTTGAAATATCATAGTTTGTTTTATCACCATCCAGGAAAACGATTGAGTACCCTTTTGGTATCGAGCCAAAATTGTCCTCCCAGACCTTGCGGTGTTTCAATACCCATCGATTAGGCTCCCCAATTTTTTCTTTTGGGTAGCCGTCTGTTGTATAGTTGATGGTCCCAACAGGTACATAATTCGGAGGTCTATTACCCTTTTTGAACTGCCCACTGTTTTTTGGCATATTAGGGTACTTCTTCCCTTTGTTGTGAGGAGTCTGACCTTTCTCGAATCTTCCCGTCAACCCACTATGTAGATTATTATTTCTTCGATAACTCTTGATCTGTTTCTCAGTCAGTGATAATCCGAATTTTCGATTCATTTCATTTGCGACATCGCGAGAAATCTTATTTTTTTGGATTGACACAAGGTAATCATGTTGCTCCTTAGTCAGCAATCGACCTTGATAGATTTTCCCAACTGGTAATCCAAGGCGTTTGCGTACGCTGCCTATTTGAGTCTTGGTATAGTTTGTCCCAAATTTCTCATTTAGTAACCTGGTTACTTCGGGAGTTAATCGACCATGGCAAATTTCATGCATGTACTCCGTGTACTCATCCTTCCAGCAAAGCGATCGGGGCATTGACTTCACCTACCTTGTCTTTGAATTTTTCAGCATCTAGCGCCAACTGGCCAGCTTGTAGGATTTGACCCGAGATTGCGACCATCTGTTTTGATCGTTGAAGCTCGGTCTTTAATTCATCAGCAGTAAGATCCCTATCATCCAATGTTTCTAGTTGGGCAAAGAGAGTATTAGTTAAATCTGTCAATTTATTTCGGACCATTTCAAACTCCTTCTTCTACACCTTTTGCAAGTCCTTCCGGAGGTTGCACATCATAAGTAAATTGCTTATCTGATTTCTCCAGGTTCATACGTGCAACATTGTTAGCTATTTGCTGACGCTCTTTTTGCTTCATTTCAGCGTGGTCATCCAGCGTATTTACTAGCGACCATAGACCGATTCCTACGATTGTTACCAGGTAAATGTATTCCATCATTTTACATTCTCCTTTTCCTTGTAGATTGCTACGATTTTTTCAAGATCAGCAATACGCTGATTGGCATTTTGAAGTTTTTCTTGTGTTTCAATCAGTGATTGATTGAGGTCCAGAGCGACCACTCTCCAGTCCAGATTGGTTTCTTCGACCTCTTTCGAAAAGTAGTTTTTAATTCTTGTTAGTAGGTTCATCCGACTGACCTCATTTTCTTGCTTTTCACCATTTCTTTTTTCCAATCTCGACTGCCTCTGTATTGCAGGTAGGCATCAAAACCTTTAATCGTGACAAGTTGGCCATCATTCCTAAGATGCTTCTGTTGGCTAGGTAGCTTCTTCATCTCGCGTCTCATGTCTCCCGCTTGTCGCTTTGAGCATCCAAAGATGTGTTCTAATTCTTCATCATTAGCAGAGACTTTTTCAATGATCACATCTTTAATTCTTACAATTTCAACTGCTTCCATTTTTGCTCCTTTCGTGATATAATTCAGTTAGTTATTTTGATATGCGCCTGACTTCTGTTAGGTGCTTTTTTGTGCTACTCAATCCCATAATCTTCAATAACCTGAAGAATGAAACTGTTCGCTCGTGGACCTTTTGTCGTCCCACTTAGAATGTTTGTTACTTCCTGTCGCTTAAAGCCGTAAGCAACCGCTAGAGTTGTCTTTTTAATGCCTTTCTCTTTTAAGAAAGCATTAACCTTTTCACGACCGTTTGCGATATCTGGCATATGCGTTCCTCCTTTTTACACTTTATGTAAATAAGAAACAACTAAATTTTTAACTATTTTTCTGCATTACACTTGACAACTCACACCAAATTGGCTAAAATGAAAGCATAATAAAAACAATGATAAATCTATAAATACCGTTCGCCAAAACATTTTTATAATTTATTTTCTTAGTTGTTTTTTTAGTTGTTTCTTACTTACAAAAAACATTTTACACCATTTGGGATAATTAGTCAATCTTTTTACACCAAATTTGTTAAATTTTTTTGTAATGTCTTAGAAAGGTTGATTTAACAATGTTTGAGACATTTGAAAAAATTAAAGAATTGGCAAAAAAGCGTGGAAAAGCTCTTGGGCAAGTCGAAGAAGACTTGGGTTATGGCAGAAATACACTGTATAAGATAAAAAACTCTACGCCAAATGCTGAGCGTATCGCAGAAATTGCTAACTACTTCAACGTATCCACCGATTATTTACTCGGACGGACAGATAATCCTGCTATTGCAAAGGATGACAAGGAAAATGCATATCTTGGTCCAGCTGAGACTGAACTTGTCGCAGCGTTCAGAAATCAGACCCAGAACATGACCGAGGAAGAAAAGGTTCGTTTTAATAAGGCGATTGAAAGCTTGATGGTAACTGCTAAAACCCTGATGGACGATGACAGTAAGTGGAGGTAATTATGGCTAGAGAAATTATTTCCCGTAGACAGTACATCCAACACTGGGATTACGCCGTCCCGGTGATCGAAGCAGTTTCTCGACAGAATAATATTCCACTTGAACAAGTTACTTTTCAGCACATTATCCGTTACTTTGAACAGATTTACAACCTTCATTTTATCTTCTTTGAAAAGGACCCGTTTCCTATGCTTCCTTCAGCCGGTCTACTTGGGTCTGAATACATTAGATATCGAGGGATTGTCAATCATCCAGATGTTACCTACTTGGATGATATCATCTGTAAACACAATGACGGCTTTACCATTTATAGCAAAGAAAAAGAAAAGTACCTTGTTTATATCAATCAAACACATATCAAAAGACGGGTTATCTTTACCATTTTGCATGAATTAGCCCATATTGCAGCCCATTTTAGCACGGGCCGTTCTGATGAGGTCGCCCTCGCTTGCGCTAACAACTACCAGAGCAATCCGCTAGAGATAGAAGCTAACACCATGGCCTCTCTCTTTTACATCAATAATGAGCGCATGGTCTGGCACCTCAAAAACAAGCACTCATACGAGCAAATTAAACAAGCAAATACAATCAGCGATAATGCCCTTTTTAATCGATTAGTTGATTTTGTTCATTATCGGATATTGAGCTATGATGAATATTTATTGGACGATCAACAGCAACGACGAGTAGCTATTGACCTCGTTACAAAATACAAACAAGGGAACAATATCTTACAACAATATTATGATATTGACGTGTAATGTTAAAAGCAGATGTGATAGCTGGTGCATTGTGGCGAGGTATTGAGAAAAATAAAAACCCATAACCTCGTCGGCTATGGGTAGAAAAAAGAGCATAAAGGATTCTAAATAGTTATTATTTTGGAGGTTATTATGAAATTTTGTCCTGAATGTGGCAATCCAGTAGAAGGATACAAGTTCTGTCCAAATTGCGGTTATTCTATCGCTAACCAAGAACCGACTGAACAACCTCAAACAACTACAAAACCAGTCTCTCCTACTCCTGCTGCAAGAAGTAGACGGACGGACAAAGTAGGTCCACTTGAAATTGATAGATATAACCGTACCTATCGTATTCATGGAGCTCAAAAAGCAAAAGACTCTTCAGGATTGGTCGGAGGAGCAATTAAAGGCTCGTTAAAAGCAGGGCTTGCAATGGGAACGATGGGATTGTCTTTGATACCGTCCTTGGTTAAGAAAGATAAGAATGACACAGATTGGTATTCATTTGAGGATTTAGTATCGTATGAATTGATTATCAATAATCAAACGGTTGTTTCTGGAGGAGTTGGTCAAGCATTGATTGCAGGCGCTATGTTTGGTGCGATTGGCGCTGTCGCAGGCGGTATTGTAGCAAAAAGAAAATCAACTTCTAAAATTTTGAACATGACAGTCCGTGTGACCTCAAACGACTTCACCAAACCAGTCGTATTTATTGACTTGATTAGAAAACCAGTAAAGAACACTTCGAAAGAGTACAAAGAAGCAGTCGAAAACGCTCAGCGAATCATGGGAGCATTGGACGTTATCGTTCATAATTCGTAAATAAAAAACCCCCACACTCGCAAAGTTTGGCGACTCTGAGTGTGAGGAACTTACGTATAAGAAACAACCATTCAAAAGGTCGTTTTCTTATACCCATTTTAACAAAAAAGTGAGGTAAACGCAATGTGGATGGAAGAACTTCCCAACGGAAAATACAAATTTTTTGAGCGATATAAAGATCCATATACTGAGAAATTAAAAAAAGTTTCAGTGACCATGGAGAAGAAAACTCCCCAGGCAAGAAATCAAGCTGCTATCTTGCTGCAGGAAAAGATAAAACAAAAGTTAGGAGAAAAACAACATTTTGTTTCTGATATAACTTTTGAAAAACTATATGAGGAATTCGAGGAGAATTGGAAACACGGTGTTAAAAATTCAACAGTCTATGCTTCAAAAAATGTAAAAAAAGAGATTTTAAAGCAGATAGAGGGCGACTACCTAGTTAGAAATATTGATAGACGTTTATTACAAAAAGTAATAGATCAACTATTACAAGACGGGAGATCTCATAACTATGTTTCTAAAATCAAGTTCAAGCTCAATCAGATAATGAAATTCGCTATCAGAATGAATTATATTGATACAAATGAAATGCTATTTGTTGAAACGCCTAGAAAAGTAATTACATTCGACGAACTCAGAAAGAAAAATACAAAATACTTAGATCAAAAAGAGTTTAAGTTATTCATCCAAAATTTAAAAGACGAGGCCCTATGTGATTATCGAATTACAAAGTATATCCGAATAGCCAAAGTTCTTTTTCTTACTGGCATGCGATATGGAGAGCTGGCTGCCTTAAATTACAAGGAGGATATAGATTTTTCTAAAAAGACTATTCACATCAAGCATACATACGATTTCAGACAAAAAGAGAGAACTACACCAAAGACAATCAAGTC